TTGCTTGTGGCATCTATTAAAGAACTAAAAGCAATAAACGACACACAAGCCGAAAAAATCAACGCACTAACCGCCCGTATAGTGGCCTTGGAGACAGCATGACTGTAATCATTGATGGAACGGCTGGTATCACATTTAACAACAGCACAACCCAAGCGGTTGCGGCTTTACCTTTAACTGGTGGCACATTAACTGGTAATCTTGTAATAGGCTCTGGTGCTAATGGCATTACTTTCCCCGCAACTCAATCAGCATCATCTGACGCAAATACGCTTGATGATTATGAGGAAGGGACTTGGACACCTAGTGTTGGTGGAACTGCAACTTATTCAGTAAATAACGTTGGTATTTATACAAAAGTTGGCAGACTTGTCACTTGCAGTTTTGATTTACAAATTAGTTTAATTGGAACAGGAAGCACCAGCTCTATAACCAATTTTCCTTTTACAAACACATTTTCTGCCCCTGTTACTGGGTCAGTTTCGTATTACACAAATCTTGGTGTTGCTGTAAACTTTATTTCATTTTATATAAATAATGGGGTTACATCAATTAATTTTGTGGCAAATACAGCAAATTCAGTAGGTGTTGGATTAAATGGGTTTGCTGCTTTAGGAAATTCAACCCGTGTAATAGGCGCAGTTACATACCCAACTTCAACTTAAAGGAAACACAATGTCAACACTCACGGAAACCAAAGTAATCGACCAAATTACAGTAACCGAAAACGGCATAGTGCTGTACCGCGAGGCAACACGCATCCTAAAAGATGGTGAGCAGATAGCACAGACATACCATCGTACAAGCCTAACGCCCGGTCAAGACCTAACAGGTCAACCAGCAAATGTAGTGGCAATATGCAATGCCGCATGGACAGCAGAAGTGATAGCCGCATATCAAGCACAAGTAGCGGCACAACCTGATCTGCAAAAGTACTATGAAGCCCGCTTTGACATGATGTCAATGGACGGGTGGAAGGACTTAATGGAGGATATTGACACAATGATAAATTCGTTGAACAATATCAGTACAATCCCTGATGAAAAAAGCCTACAATTCAAAAAAGGTGAACTTTCTATCCTAACGTGGCTAAAAACCCTTAAACAGGTCAGCACACAAGCGTACGAGGAATTGAATGAAAAGAATTTATGAATTTGTCTGCGTAAGCGGACATAACACCGAGAAACTAACTGATTATGAGACAGATGAAGTTCGGTGTTCAAGTTGCGGTGAGACAGCCAACCGCATCATAAGTGCTCCAAGCGTTAATTTGGAAGGGTGGTCTGGTCATTTTCCGTCCTCATGGATGAAATTTGAGAAAAAGCACACAGACAAATTAAAGCAAGAGCAAAAAGAGAACTCCTAAGCAGAAATGCCGAGTTTAATGTCCTAGAACCGATAACGGCAGGAAAAAGGAAGAATATGTTGATTGATAAAGAAGACGAGTTGCCAAGTGAGTTAGACATAGTTGAGGAACAAAATCAACTACCCGAAGCACCGACTATCGCTGAACTTCCTGAGAAATACAGGCAAAAGAGTTTAGATGAAGTCATCAAAATGCACCAAGAGGCTGAAAAGTTAATTGGCAAGCAAGCGCAAGAGGTAGGTGAAGTCCGTAAACTGGCAGATGAACTCATAAAGCAGAACCTTAGTTCTAACAAACAACCTATTGAGCAAAGTGAGCCTGAAGTAGATTTCTTTGAGAATCCGAAAGAGGCAATTCGTAAGACAGTTGATAATCATCCTGATGTAGTAGCGGGTCGCCAAGCGGCTCACGACTTCAAAAGGATGCAGATTCAGCAGAAGTTAGCGCAAGACCATCCTGATTTTGGGCAGATTGCACAAGATACGGACTTTCAGAACTGGGTGAAATCTTCACCTATTCGGTTAGGGTTGTATGCGAGAGCAGATGGTGAGTTTGACTATGACAGTGCTAATGAGTTGTTATCGACTTACAAGCAACTAAAGGGTATTAAGGCTAAACAGACTAGCGATGCGGGTGAAACCCAACGCAAGACTAACCTTAAAGCCGCCGCAGTTGATGTAGGTGGTACTGGAGAGAGTTCTAAGAGAGTTTATAGAAGGGCAGACCTTATTCGGCTGAAGATGACTGACCCGAACCGATACGAAGCCTTGTCTGAAGAAATCATGCAAGCCTACGCTGAAGGTAGGGTTAAATAATTTAACTTATCGTTTTTTGGAGATTTAACATGGCTAATACAGCATTTTCCCCCAGTAACTCAGTTACAGTAACAACCGCTGACAAATTCATCCCTGATATTTGGTCAGACGAAATCGTTGCGGCTTACAAAAAGAACCTAGTTTTAGCAAACTTGGTTATGAAGATGAACTTCAAGGGCAAGAAAGGTGACACTGTTCACATTCCTGCACCTACCCGTGGCACTGCTAACGCCAAAGTTGCTACTGATGCGGTTACTTTGATTGCCGCTACTGAGTCAGAAGTAACAATATCTATCAACAAGCACTATGAATATAGCCGCTTGATCGAAGATATTGTCGAGGCACAAGCCTTGAACTCTATGCGTAACTTCTATACATCAGACGCAGGTTATGCCTTGGCTCGACAAGTCGATACAGACTTGGTGCAGTTGGGTCGTTCTGCAAATGGTGGTACAGCAGGAGCCGCCGCTTACGCCGCCGCCTACATTGGTGGTGATGGTACGACTGCTTATGTTGCCGCAAGCAACAACGAGTCTGCCTTGACTGATGCCGCAATTCGCCGCACTATTCAGCGTTTGGATGACAACGATACTCCTATGGACAATCGTTTCTTCCTCATTCCTCCCTCAAGCCGTAACACATTGATGGGTCTTTCCCGTTATACAGAGCAGGCTTTTGTGGGTAATGGCAACGCTATCCGCACTGGTGAAATCGGTAACCTCTATGGTATCCCTGTGTTCACTTCTAGCAACGCTGATACGACTTCTGGTTCAGGAGCCGCACGTGTTTGCTTGATGGGTCACAAGGACGCTATGGTTCTGGTTGAGCAAGTTGGCATCCGTTCACAAGTTCAATACAAGCAAGCATACCTTGCTACATTGTTCACTTCTGACACACTGTATGGTGTTGCCGCCTTGCGTAATGCCGCCACTGTTGGAGCCGCTAAGTCTTCAGCAATGTTTGCATTAGCAGTGCCAGCCTAATTGCAGTTGCGCCCCCTGCCCTAGTGGTGGGGGGACTTTTTTAACTTAATTAGGAGAAATACATGGCAACCGCATCCGCAGTAACTACACGCAGAGGTAATGACCAATTTCGTGGTTTGTTCTCTGACACTTGGGCTGTAAAAGCCACTTTAAATGCTGGCTCACTTGTTGATGGTGCTGGCGAAACTGATGACATCACGATCCCAGGCGTTGCCTTGGGTGACATGGTTATTGGCGCATCTTTGGGTGTTGACTTGGTTGGTTTAACTGTTACTGGCTATGTGTCAGCGGCAGATACTGTCAAGTTCCGTATCCAAAACGAGTCAGGCTCAACTGCTGACTTGGCATCAACTACATTGCGAATTGTTGTAGTTCGCATGGTCTAAGGATTGGGGGACTTGTTCCCCCTTTCTTTTAAGGATAAATATGGCTTTGTTTCGATGTAATCAATCAGGTAATGTGGTCGAGTTTAGACAAGACTTTGACATTGCTGAGATGCGTAGACACCCAGAATACACAGAGGTTGATACTTCTGCTGTTGTAGAGGTGGCAAAGGTTGATGGAACAAGGCAGACATTAACGCTGAAAAAGCCTATGGGTAGACCCCGTAAGGAGCAGTTATGAGCGATATTGACGCTAGAGACTTTGGACGACTAGAAGCCCAAGTAGAGGTTTTACATGGTCAGGTATCGCAGTTGAGCAGTGATGTTCGTGCTTTACTTGAACTGGCAAATCAGTCTAAAGGTGGCTTTTGGATGGGAATGGTCATTGCTTCTGCATTGTCAGGCATAGTAAGTTTCTTTGCCGCAAGGTGGTTGAAGTAAGTTAATTAACTAGGAGATTGCTATGCCGATGGTTGGAAAAAAGAAGTTTGCCTACTCTGAAAAAGGCGAAAAAGAAGCAAAAGAATATGGCAAGAAAAAAGGTCTTCCTGTGACCATTATGGTTGCTGTTGGTAAGCCAAAAGGTATGCCTATGCGTGGTCAGCGCACTGCAACTAACATGATGAAAAAAACA